AATAATAAATATTGATTATTCTGATAAAATTATTGATAATAATAATTTATTGAGTACAAATAAAATAATTAAAAATATAGATATACTTAATGAATCTTCAATATCATTTTTACAAAAATATTTAACCAATGATAAAAATTGTATTACAATTAATAAAAATGATTTTTTATGAATGATTTAATGGTGTATTACCATCATTATTACGTTTATTTTTTATTCAATTAATTTATTAAATAAAGTACTTTAATTATCTTTAATAAAAAGAGTATCAAAACAAAGTCTTTTATCGGTAAATATTTATTATTGAATATATTATTTAAAGATTTTTTTTTGGTTTTAAGATAAAATAAAATCTTTAAATTTTTTTCTAAGATTAAATATATAATATGGCTAGCGATAATCAAGTATCTTCAATCCTATTACTAATTTTAATTGGTTTAGCAATTTACTTTTTACTTAATCCAGAAGGATTTACAGGAAAAAGCCAAACTGAAAATTTTGATGATTTAGAAACTGATATTACAGGTAATGCTGATGATTTAAATTATGAAGACGTATTACCTAATGATCAAATACAAAGTAATGATTATGAATCTATGAGATCATTACCAGTTCCAGAATTACCTCAACCAAATTTTATTCCTCAACAATCTGAACCAGTAATGCAACAATCAGCACCTGTTATGCAACAATCAGTACCTATTATGCAACAATCAGCACCTGTTATGCAACAATCAGCACCTGTTGTTTATGAACCAGTTCCTGTAGTTCAAATGCAAAATAATGTATTACCTATTCCTTCATCATTACCTGTTCCAGTACTTCCAGCATTAGATTCATCTGAACCTATCGTATCCCAAAGTGTTTTATCTGAAATAATTAATGAAGCACCAGTACAAAAACCAGTCCCAACACTTTTTGAACCTAAAAAAGATGTTCCTGTCGTTCAAAAACCTGAACCAATACAATCCCAACCTGCTGCATCACAAATGGTTTATAATCCTAATGTTCAATTAACAGCTAATGATATAGCTTCTGTTGCAAATTTTGATCCTAATGATGAAGATTATGACTATGGTGCTACTGATTTAACTACAGCTTTTATGCCACCATTACCTCCAGGAGCTAAACCCGATATGGTTGATTTTAAGAAAAACAATGTTGATAAATATAATGCTAAAGATTTCTTACCAAAACAAGTTAATGATGAATGGTTCGAAACAGATTTTAGTTTAGCTAAATATCAATTAAATGATGATAAATTAATTAATACTGAAAAATACATTATTGGTATTAACACTGTTGGTGAATCATTAAAGAATGCATCATATGACATCAGAGGCACTATTCCAAATCCTAAATTTATCGTTTCACCATGGAACAACAGCACATATGAACCCGATTTCAATTTGAAGCCATTATGTTAAAATAGTGTATTCTACTAATTTTATAAAATTTATTTATAAAAATAGTATATTTTTTATAAAAGTATATAATATGAAAATAGAAATAAATAAAGCAAAAATAATAAATCGACCTTCAAAAAAAGTAAAATCACCATATATGGCAGATATTGAAATAAAAAATAATATTGAACTTGCACATAGTCCATCTTTGGGTTTATGTGGTTTAATTAAAGAGAATGTTATTGTTTTTGTTTCACAATGTAAAAATGAATGTCGAAAATCAAAATATACAATTGAATTAGTTGAAAATAATAAAGTTTTGATTGGTGCTAATCCATTATTTGCAAATAAAATTTTTTCAGAGTTTTATAATAAATTTAATGAATTTAAAGATTATGAAATTGAAAAACAAGAAGTTAAAATTCATAATAGTCGTTTAGATTTTTTATTAAGTAAAAATGAAAAAAAATTTTATGTTGAAATTAAAAATGTACCATTAGTTGAAACAAATGATAATATTGTAACTGCAACTTTTCCAGATGGTTATAAAAATTCAAAAAATATGTGTATTAGTGATCGAGCATATAAACATATTGAAGATTTAATAAAACTTAAAAAAGAAGGTTTTAGAGTTAGTTTAGTTTTTATAGTTCAAAGAAGTGATGCAGATATATTTAGTCCAAATTATCGGAAAGATAAAATTTATGCTGAAAAATTAAAAGAAGCATTTGATAAAGGTGTTGAAATATATGCATATAAATTTAAATGGTCAATAAAAAATAATATTGCAAAATGTAAATTTATTGAAAAAATAAACGTACAATTTTGAATTATAAAATATTTAGAAAAATGATTTCTTTATTATAATAATGTCTGAAGATAATAAAGTTCCTACTAAAGAGCTTATTGATTCTATCAAAAATTGGGTTGGAATTGATGATAAAATAAAAAAATTAAATGATGAAATTAAAACACTTAAAAATGAGAAAAAAGAACATGAAGTAGTAATTTTACAAGAATTAGACAAAATGGAAGAAAGTACAATTGGTATATCGGATGGTAAACTTAAAAAAAATGTATTAAAATCACAAACACCTCTTAAAAAAGATATTATTCATAAGTCAATTTTTGAATTTCTTAAAGATGAAAAGAAAACACTTGATATTTTAGAACATATGAATAAAGCAAGACCAACAGTAGAAAAAGTAAATTTAAAAAGAATTAAAAATAGAGAACCAAAAGAAGATAAAATAAAAAAAATTTTTGAAAAAACAATATAATCTTTCCTATAATAATATGAACATTTGTAAAAGTGAAATTTATTTTGTTATATTGCTTATTATAATTTTTTATTTAAATTATAGTAATAAAAATAAAGAAGGATTTCAATCATCATCAACAACAACTGGTTATCAAGCAGATATTGAAGCAATTAGAAATTTATCTAGTATTGCTACAACATTGATGGCTGGAGGAATTACAGTCCCTGGAAATCTTAATGTAACAGGAAATATAAATACAACAGGAAATATAAATACAACAGGAAATATAAATCTTTTACCATCAGGTATGATAATTGCTTATACAGGAACTAATGAACCAACTGGTTATTTATTGTGTAATGGACAAACATTAAATGCAGATACTAATTCAAATTATAAAAATCTATTTAATGTAATAGGAAATCAATTTGGTGGTACAAATAGTACAAATTTTAAAGTCCCTGATTATCGTGGTATGTTTTTAAGAGGTACTGGAATAAGTGGAGTATCAGGTTATACCAATTATAGAGGTCAAGCATTAAACACTCCTACTACACATGCTACACAAACACATACTCATAACATTACTGATTCTGGTCATACACATGGATTATCAAAAATATATAATTTTCTTAGATGGGTAGAACCAAATGGGGATAGAAGTGCAGGGTGGGGTAATCAATTTCATGGTGAAAATCAAATTACAGATACCGCATATGCAAATATTACCATTAATGATAGTTCTTCAACTGGAAATAGATATACTGACCCAAATGAAACAAGACCGGTTAATTATTCTGTAAATTACCTAATAAAAATTTAGGTTAAATTAATTTTTTATAACCCCAAACAATAATACTTATTCTTCCATCATCACTAAAATGATCTGGGTGTATTTGTGGTATACCATGTCTCCAATCAATATTTACTTGTTTAGAAAAACCATAAACCATACCATTAATTAATGGAAATGAAATTGTGTTTTTACTTTTAGCATGTTCGAAAGCAATATCTCTTGTTGCACCAAATGAAACACCTATTGTTATATTTTGTATTTTTGCTTTTTCTTCATCAAATGCTGCAGCATCAAAATGATATGGCTTAAAATGATTACTATTTTCATATAAATTAAATCTTGTTGCTTTAACATCAATACCAAAATATTCTTTTAATATATTTATAATTTCAGTAAATTTTGGACATAATTGTTTCCAATTAATATGATCATCAACAATATAATGGGTGTCACCATGCCATAGTTTCAAAATATCATTCTTACCTATATTTTTTATTTCTTGTAATAATGTATTATAATAATCATTATTAGTAAAAATATTTGGACATAAAAATACATCTCTTTCTGATAAACTATTTGTATCATCTTTATTTAAAATTAATTTAACGACCATATCATGTGGTTTAAATGAAGGCTCATAATTTTCTGTATTAACAAATTTTTTATGTTTTTTTTTGTTGTCAAGTTTATTTTCTTTATTACTTATTTTATAAGAATGATCAAACTTACAATTTTCTTTGTTACATTCTCCAAAAAAATAGTTTCTACAAACATTATCAACATGTTTAAACTTACATGATTCTTCTTTACAGTTACCTTTAATATAAAATTTACAAACTTTTTCCATTAATAAAATTATAAATTAACTTTTAATTCATTTTAATTTGTCCGAATGGAAAACGGGAGATTTTTAGATTCACACTTTTTCTAATTACATTGTTTTTTATTTAAGGTTTTTATAATAATAATTTTTATTAGTAACTGTTTTAGGGTTTAAAAATTTATTACATAAATTAAATAAATATTAGATGCTATATTATTAAAATAAAACTATTAACTCATATAATATCTAGCACTACCACCAAACATTTGATAATATCGTACACCATTTTTTGTAAAACGAAGTGAACCACCTTGATCACCATCATTTGTTATTGTCCAATCGCCAATAGTTAAACTACCTACATTTAAATTACCAGCAAAATAACCATTACCTGAACTATTTAAATATGATTTTACTTGTTTACCATCAGGTCCACATGCTATTGTTGCACTACTATATAGATCATATGTTCTTATACCACCTCCCCAACCATCAGGCATATTATTTGGATCTAAATTATTAGTTGCTAATTTACCATAAATTTGTACTTTATCCCACATTGTAACTTTTCTATTAGGATAAGTACCTTGTCCTACAATGCATAAACTATTAGTATCATATTTAGAATCAGTTATGGATGATGATACACCATCCCAAGAGTTACCTATTTTATGACCCTGTGCTGAACTTATATTACCTGCTGAACTTACATTACCATTATTATCAATTGTAAATTGTTTACTCCAATCCCAATCATCTTTACCATTCCACGGAGCTAAATATAATATTTTTCTACCATCATCAGGTGTATGGAAAATCCATTTATTATCTCCATCTAATATAAAATTTTTATCTTTTCCAATATATGTATGTCCACCAACAGTTAAATCGTTAGTAACAGTTAAAGCACCAGGCATAGTTAATTTATTACTTGTTGTTAATTGTGTAGCAATACTAGATAAATTTCTAATTGCTTCAATATCTGCTTGATAACCAGTTGTTGATGATTGATTACCAGTTGTTGATGATTGATTACCAGTTGATGATGATTGATTACCAGTTGATGATGATTGAAATAATTCTTTATTTAAATTAAATATATTGCAATACAATAAATATAAAACAATTAATGATAAAATAATTAGGTATATATCTTTTATACAAATATTCATATATAATAAAAGCTATATTTTTTTATAAAAATATTGTGTTGAGAATTATTAATAATATAAAATATTACTATTTAGTATTCAATTATTATTGCACCATTTGAGCCATTTCCACCTTTTGCAGTAGCATAAGCATAACCACCACTACCACCTCCACCATAACCAGTACCATTATTACCATCTGCTAGTAAGTTAAGATTTGAAACAGGATCAACACCACCAAACCCATATCCTAGTGGTGAATTACCACCATTTGACATACCCTGTAAATATGATGTATTAATAGTTTGACCACAACTACCACCCCCACCTTTTATATTAATATCTCCATTTATGCTTTGACCTCCTTCTGCAGATGTTCCATGATTTGATGTACCATTTCTGTATTGACCACCGCCTCCACCATTTGCAGTAATACTTATTCCACTCCATGTAAAACTAGTATTTCCACCAGCTGCTCCCCAATTAGCACCATCACCACCAGCACCACCAACACCAATAGTATATGTAGCATTACCTCCAGGAGTAAGATTATTAAATACTTTGATACAAAGACCACCTCCTCCACCACCACCACCTTTACATAAACTAGCTCCACCTGAACCACCTCCACCTGCACCTATACAAGTTACTTTACATCTAAAAACTCCACTAGGTATTATCCAATTAATGTTTGAACCTGAAGTAAGTACAATAATTGTAGGAACAGCATTAGTAGGACCATTTGTACGTAAGTATCCCGTAATATTTAATGCACCTGGTATAGTTAATTGATTATTAGTTGTTAATTGGGTAGCAATACTAGATAAATTTCTTATAGCTTCAACATCAGCTTGATAACCAGTTGTTGTATTTTGAAATTTTTCATTTTTATCATATATTTTTGAATACAATAAATATAAAACAATTAATGATAAAATAATTAGGTATATATCTTTTATACAAATATTCATATATTTAATAAAAGCTATATTTTTTTTTTTATTTATAATTAAACATCATAACCATAAATAGTTTTCTCTGTTCTAATTCTTGGTAAAATATTTACTGCCATTAATTCTTGGAATAATAATTTACATGCATGAGGTATAACCACAGCACTAATTCTTGTAGTATTTTTACAAGCTTTGCATGCATAGTAATCTTTGTCTATTACTTTAGATGCAAATAAACCACAATCATCACAAACATAAACTTTTGTGATATCTGAGGTCTCCATCATTCTCTCCTTTAAGAATTGACCCATACCATGAGCAACCATGGCATC